CCATCGTAAGTGTTAAGTCTGAACCACTTAATGAACCACTAGATACGAAGTTATTTTCATCTACACCTAAAGTAGTTACATCTACTGTGTAAGATACACCGTCATTAAGTCCTAGTGTTAAGTTATTACCGCTCAATGTAAAAGAATTAACAAATGTATCATCTGAAGCGAAACCTGCTGTATTAGTAAATATAGCATTTAATTGTACTACTGCTTGATTAAGTACTGAGTTTACAAATGATCCATTTATACTCACTGCATTAACAGGTAAGCTTTCAACTATAACCTTAGCACCTCCTTTAATCTTTATCTGTATCTCTGTGCCATTTGCAATAGCCTCTAGTGTGTTTACTGCATGAGGAACTAGTAAACTATCAGCTCCTAAAGATAAGTCTCTTAAAAGTATTGTAGAGCCTGTGGAATCTAATCCGAAGTCCATTACCTTATACTTTAAATATGGAGAAATAAGCTCTAAGTCTTTATCTTCGAATAACCTGTTATGTACAATAGCCTGATACCTACCTGTTCCATCGTCACCTGCTCTAACTTGTAGCACTCCGTAGTCAATGTCATTAGTTCTGTCTACTTTACGTATCTCAGCAAAGATAGTAGTACCTGCGTGAATCTCTACAGGGTGATCAAAGAACCACTCTATTAAGTCTCCTGCAAATCTCTTCTCCGTAGTGCCTAGTATCTGCTTATATACTTGTATGTCATTAATAGATAATTTATATTCTAAAGACACTCCTACCTCTACATTCTCTGCTAGTGTTGTAGTAATACCTAATCCTGCTATATTTACAGCAAAATAGTTAGGACCTGTATAGCCTATAGAAGTTAAAGCGTCAGGGCTTCCACCTAAAGGTAAAGAGAACATATCTGTATATACTCTACCGCTAGGAGGAATAAAACCATCAGCTCCTTGATTAGCTACTAAGCTTTGATCTTTTAGTCCACCCCACATAGGGTAAAAGTTTGTATCATTACCTAAGTTAGTAAAGAATATGTTTTCAGCTCCTGAAGACATCTTATGTTGCTCGCCTAAGAATAGTGAGTTAAGAGTAGTCTCTATAGCTCTGTCACCTATTAATTGGTCCTGTTCAGGGTCATATTCAAAGTGACTTAGTGTTTCTATTTCTTTATCTGTAATGGTTCTACCAGATACGTAATCTGTAGAATCGTTTTGACTATCCCTACTTGAGTCTATGCTATTTAGTATGCTGTTTGACTCTATATCGTTAAATGGATGCTGACTATCGTCAGACGTACCTCCTGTGTTTCTAATTATAGGCATTTTGTTATTGTTTTAGGATTAAGTTCTTAATTATATCTATTGCTTTCTGAGCAGCTAGCTCTTCAGCGTCTTCTTCTTTGTTTGATTTATCTAACTTATCTGTGAAGAACCCCTCTATACTAAAGCCTTTTACACGATTAGTCTTAACAAACTCTTCCCATATCTCATCATTGTTTACTTTAACGGATACCATCCAAGTTCCTAAAGGCATATTTAAGCCATACTTTCTAGATTTGTCTTGTACTTCGTCTTCTACAATCCAAGACTCCACTACAGATAATCCACCAATCTCTACTTCATGTTCAAGTGTAGCGTTATTCTGCTTACCCCTCGATAGAAAAAGCTGAGATGCTTTTCTTACTGTCTCACTAGAGAATTTAATAAAGTATTCTCCTTCAGAGTTTCTTCTGTATATCTCTTTGTTAGGTATAAGAGCAGCACCCATAAGGATTCTACGCTCTTGATTAACCTCAGTCAATTTAACTTCTGCTGCCTTTAAAGCAATGAAGTCTTCCTCTATAGCTGGGTTCTCAACGATTGAGATAGCTTCTATGCCACCAAAATCGCTGTCCTCATCTATAAATAATTCGTATGTCTCTAAGTTTTCCATAGTATTATAACGTGTTTATTTTTTGTTATATTTAATCTCCTAAAGATGCTGTAGTTTTAATTACATTATCTAATTGTTGCTGTGATGTCATTTGAGATGAAACTACATAAGCCTGAACAGGCTCGTTGAATTTAGAACCAACTCCTTGTGCTAATTGATTAACTCCAGTGGATCCAACTAAGTTAAAGTCAAACTCTCTTGAAGGTGCACCTGCGCCACCTCTAGGAGCAGCGCCACCACCTCCTCCGCCTCCACTAGAACCTCCCATAGAGGATTGCCCTATAGCAGATGCAGCAATAGCGGCAATAGATATACCAGCTCCAATCTTATTCTTAGTTACTCTGGTTGCACCTGTAGCTTGTATTCCAGCAGCAGAAGCAAAAGAAGCTTTACCAGCAGCTATTAAACCAGCACCCATAGGATTACCTCCAGCTAACATAACAGCACCTTTAGATGCAGCAGCCATACCAGTTGCAGTAGCCTCCTGAGACGCTGCGTTAGTTGCAGCCATTATACTTGCGTTGGCAGATTGAGTATTCACTACTACATTTGCAATAGCAGCACCCTTCTCTAGTACTAATGCAGCCATAGCCATTGCTTTATTTTCTTGAGCAAAACCCTTCATTATACTGCCGACTCCAGATACCCAAGAGATGTATTCTAAGTTTATGTTTTTCTTAGCATCTATCTTATCTCTTTCTATTTGTAGTTCAAATTGCATTTGCTCCATTAACCAGCTATTTCTATCAGCTTGTATTAGTTGCTCAATTTCTAGTAGTTCGTAACCTTGTCTGTCTAATCTTATTTTCTTCTGTTCTAAGTCAGCCTCAAAGTTTTCTTGTTCAGCCTCTCTACGTGCTAATGCAGCTTCCTGTTGTCTTTCTATATCTTCAGCACCTACTAATGATTGAGGTTTGTTTAACATACCAGCTCCAGTTCCGTCAGTAAATGCAGCCATCATAGCTTCATTGTCAGAAGCCATTTGTAGTCTATTGTTTATCATGTCAGCGTTAAACTTACGCATAAGCTCTAATTGAAATACTTGCCTTTGTGTTGTATGAAGTATAGTTAAAGCAGTTACACCTTCTTGATACTCTGTTTCCGCTTGCATTTCAGAATCCCTAAATACACTTTTAGCATCAGCAATCTGAGCATCTGTTCTCTTACCTTTAAGGTAATCCTCTAGTCTTAATTTTTGCTTCTCTATAAAGCTAGTTTTTCTCCTTAGTAAATCTTGATTAGCGTACTTCTGTTTAATATTTAACTGCTCTCTTTCATTCTCTTCAGCCATTAAAGCTTGCTTTCTATTGGTATCTAATATGAATTTTTCTAAATCTAATAGCTGTTGTTTAAATATTGCGTTAGATGCACCTCTTCCTCCACCTCTTTTTCTATCGTTAAATATATCCTTTACATCTGGTATTTTATCTACAAGCTTATCTATAGTTAACCTTATTTCAGCTTGATCTTCAAGAGCTTCATTGAGTTCAGTTGTAGTGGATACTAAGGCTCTTTCACTAGCTCTAAGTTTATCATAACTCCTTTGTTGGTCATCAGCAGCACTAACACTTTTAGCGGTTGTCTGACTGTTTATACTAGCTCTCTTGTTCTCAACCTCAAGCCTTTTAATATCTATCTCTAACTGAATTTCGTCAGATTTTATTTGAAGCAGTGCTAGTTTAGCGAACTCATCCTCAATTAACTTCTGTATAGCTTGAGCCTTAGCTAAGTCTTCTAGGGCTTGTATTTTCCTGTCTATAGCCTCTACACTTTCATCTGTTATCTTACCATTCTCACCTATAACTATGTTTAAATCCTTATATTCAGAGTTTGCACGATTAACAGCTCTCTCAGTCTCTTTAAGACTCATTGTGTTAAGTTCGTTAGCTCTAGCGAGTATCTTTAAGTTTGACGCTGCCTTAGCTGCCGAATCGCTTATACTGTTAGTAGATTTCTCTGCTTTCTTAGTTGAACCAGCAAATGCATCCATTAAAGCAATAGCTGTTTGCACGGCTAGCAATATACCTAAAGGACCTCTTAATACGGTCCACATACCTTTTAAAGCACCAACGAATCCCCCAGCGTTACGAGCTGATAAAGCGAACATAGAAGCTAACTGAGACAAGTTGTTTGCCACACCCCTAATACCGTAAGGTGCATCAGATATAGCTCTACCAAGTTCTAATACAGAAGCTGTTGCGGTACCAGAAGCAGCAGTAGTACCGCTAATAGCAGTACCTAACTTTTGATATGAAGCGGCTGTAGCTTGTATTTGACCACCAGAAGTCATTTTACTAACTGTAGTGTTAAGTTGCTTAGCAGCTTGTTCAGCTTGTTTAGCTGTAAGGGTAATTTTCTCAAATCCCTTCTCCATAGTCTTTAAGCTGATTTGACCAGTCTTAGAGTCTACTTGAATCTTAATTTTTACTGTTTGCTCTGCCATTATCTTCTTTTAGTTACATTCTTAAATTCACTCCAGTTCTGTGGAGTCTTATACTTTCCTTTTGCTATGTTAATATCCTCATCTCCGACATTAAATTCATCGGAGTTGAGTATATCTATTAATTGTTTTAATCCTTCCATATTAAACAGTTATTTCTATTATATTACTATCTTCTGACTCTAGAAATGTAGTATTGTCATAGTACTTAGCTTTCCTAGCTGTTATGTCGTAAATGCCAGCTCCTAGCTCGGAATCTGCTAAAAACGCTCTACCATCATTGAAGTCCATTTGATAAACACCCTCTACATATAACTTATATACGGCATCATTGTTTGGCGTTGGGTCATATACTCTAAATAAATTACCATTAGAGAACGATCTACCTAATATTAATTCAGGTTCATTCAAGTTTATATTAGAGTAAGCGATGTCATTCATTAACTCCATCTTAGACTCACCAGTTGTTATATTAAGCTTTAATGAGTTTATTCTGTACTTTCTTCCTTTGATTATAACGACATCCTCTAGTTTCAATTTCATTACAATTCTCACAGGTAGATAGGCGGATATATCTATAAGTCTAGATTGTTTGTCGTATATACCTAGTAAGTAGTTTTTATGGTAGTTTTGAAATAATGAGTTCTCATTAGTTCCAGCTCCCTCCCATACATACCATTCATCAAACTCACTACCAAAGTTAAGTGATTGTAAGTTGCCTCTTAACGAATTAGAAGGTCTAAAGTACCTTGTTATACTAGTGTGAGATGATGTAACTAAATCCCCATTTCTATCATATACACTACCATCAAAGTCTATCTTAGCGTCAGCCCCAGATGAATCTGTAGTTCCGTATATATCTTCAATTATTGGGTAGAATAATAAAGGCTTACCTAATACAGGGTTTTCGTCTTTACTAGCCATCCATCCCCATTGAATATCCATTACAGTAGTTTCATCTGATTGGTCTGTCATTCTCTCATACATAACTTTTTCAAAGTTAGCCTTGACATTGTATTTACCTCCATCAAACGCTATAGGTGCATTTAAGTCTCTACTTAAGTTATTCATTAGTTCTGATCCGAATGTGTCTGCTGTTCTTTCATTTTGCTTTATAGCAGCTAGAGTTTTGTGTGGTGCAAACTCATATTCTACAGATGAAAATATATTATTTCTTTTAACTATTAAATCACTTGTATCAACGAATTCAGTTATATCAACCTCACTACCACCTAGATAAAACGCATCTAATGGTCTTACTCTTATTTGACCAGAGTACCTAGATACTTCTGTTTTAGGAACTAAGTAAGCTGTAAGATTAAACATCTTAAATATAGATGTTAAAAAATCCAATACCTTCATGTTAGGTAATTGAGCTTGTATACCAACTCCACTTCCAGATAGTGTTTGTGCATTTTCACCATCATACTCATATAGAGTAGGGTCTGTGTATATTACAGGCGTCCAAGGGTTTGTTATATCTGGATTAACTACCTGAGCTGTATTAGCTTTTACTTTAGTTAAAAAGAAGTTCTTTATACTGTATTCAGATATACCAGATTGAGTTGTAATCTTAATTCTAGGCTTAACGTACATGTAGTTTGCGTATGAGTTAGCTCCAGAGCCTTGAGTACCAACATTGAATACATGAGATACAGAAGTGTCTCCTCCACCTATGAAATAGTAATTATTAGAGCTGTTTGAACCAGAGCTAAAATCTATTATCTCAACAATATACTCTCCAGCACCAACAACATCTACGTCAAAATCTATTTGATAAGAGTAAGATACAGGGTTAGAGTAACCTCCTTGAAGGTTTCTACCTGTGTCAACTATACTTAAGTAATCTAAATCCCATCCGTTAGTGTCTTGATTAGAGCTTGCTCCGCTTTCACCTCTCCACTCGTATTGGTCTGAAACTATAGCAGTTCCGTTATCAGGCATTATAGCTAATTCACTTAATGTAAATGAATCTGAGGATGACTCTAGTTGTTTACTAATACCACCTCTTTCTCTATGCATAAACAAGCATAATTCACTGTATGCAGTGTTGTTTTCATTAAAGAAGTCATCGCTAAATACTATACCGTATTTTTGCTCTATAGCCTTTATTACGTGCTTTATTTTAACAGCTAACTTTAAATCCTTATAATAAATACCTTTTTTTGTCTGAGTAGAACCCCATTTTACGTTACGACTATCAACTCTATCTTTTACCTGAGGTAAATCTGCTGAGTCATAAAAATAATGTGAGTCACAGCTAATGAATGGTATAAATACGTCTGGAGTCTTCTCAGTGTAGTCTGGAGCAGCACTTAAATCATAGTTATCATCAAACTCAAGTCCGTTTTCAACTAGTTGTTGAACAGAAGTAGCTGAGTATTCTAAGTTTAAGGCGTCTAGAATCGTGTTTTCTAAGTCAGGTAGTATATCATCACCAATTAAATCTTTAAGTGTAACTGTGCTACCGTAAAACACTATAGAGTAGCTGTAAGGTACCCCATTCCTAATTGAAGATGATGTTAAACTAATTCTACCATGCTTATAGTCAGCTCCACCAATTCTTATTACTGCTTCATGTTTTAATCTGTGGTCGTAACCACTTATAACATCTGCATTATAGAAGTGAGAGAATAATTCGTTGTTTTTAGGTGATGCTGGAACTGTAAACTGTTGAGAGTATTCGGTAAAAACCTTGCCTATATCTCTAGCGTCTTTTATTTTATCCACTATATTTATATCCTCAAAGTCAAATAGGTCTAAACTAACTTGAGTTGTGTATGTAGTTGCGTCAACTCTTTCAAATAAGTCTAATTGATCTATAGATAGTTCATAAGAAGTGTTAGATGCACCTCTTGTTACCGTACTCCCTTCTGTTTTTATATAGCTTGTTAGATAGCTTCCTGCTTCCATTTGAGCACCCCAAACAGAAACGTCTGCGTAACTTGAGTTATTTCCAGCCCTTAAAGATAATTGCAACCTATCATTTGTACTTTCGCTATATTCAAATCTTTGCCATTCTGGCGTTACTGTTACATTATTATTAAAACCTACTTCGTCTATGCTTATCAAATAATTTTGAGATGTATTTGATTTCATATAAACGCTCGAAATTCCTTGACCTGCATTAGAAACAATTTGCCTTATTACACTGTAATCGCTACTTCCTATTCCTATACCTTGATTAAAAACGATCCTATCCGCATTTTGTTCACCGATTGGAGATAAACTATAATTTGCAGTAACAATGGGGTTTATTCCTGTTCCTGCTGATATCTTACTCCAAGCTGCATTTGTTAAATCTTCACTATATAGTAAATTATTTGTTCTTTGAGGTTCTGATGTAGAATTTATGAATATTCCACCTGTATTTGCATTAGTAGTAAAAGGTATTGATAGGTTATTAGTTCCCTCTGTTAATGTATGAATTACATTTAAACCACCTGTTCCGTCACTTGTATCAGATATTCTTATAGTATTACCTGATTGACTAACGTATTCAGAAGAAGCTACTGTTGAGCTTGTGTTTTTAACATAAGGGTTTAATGTATTTCCATCCTCTAATTGAACACCCCATAAATAAAACTCAGAACTACCAGCGGCGGTTCTAATGTTGAATGAAGTTGTACCAGTTGAACCTACAAGCCTCCATACAGCAGAAGCTCTATACCATCCGTCTCCAACGCTTTCTATTTTAGAACTAGAATAGTAACCAGTTACACTTAGAGCTGTTCCAGTATATATATTAAATTCAGCAGTTGAACCGCCCATGTAAAAGGAAACTACAGATCTACTTACGTATTTAAAGTATGCTGAATGTGTTTGGTACTCTGAGTTTACAAAATTAGTATTTTGATTAAGTGAAGGTATAGAAATTGCTGCTGTAGCCTTTATTTTAGAAGCAGAAGCAGTTCCATCTGGAGCTATATGATTCTCTCCATTTACTGAGAATAACGAACGAACCCACTCTGAACCAGAGAAAACTTCGCTTTTATAAGCTTTATTAGTAACTAGCTTATCCTGAATATATTTTTGGTTAACACGTTCGGAAGCAGTTCCTGTTGAGCTTGCATTTCTAACGTAAGGACTTAATGTATTTCCATCCTCTAATTGAAAACCCCACGCCCAAATAGCTGTACCGATAGTTAAGTCTCCAAAGCCAAAGTTAGCACCTCCACTAGTAGTAGGTGTGTGCATTGAAGATATTCTATACCATCCGTTACCGACTTTTTCTATGCTAGAAAGACTAATTGTTTGATGCTCAGAAACAACGGTGCCAGTATCTAGATTAAATTTAGCTCTACCTCCACCAGCAAATCCCCTTAAAGAAACTGTTGATGAAGTGTCTTTCTTAACGTAAACAGATATATATATTGGTTCACCTGCAACTTGATTGTGTAAATCGTATGTGTAGTTAGATGCGTTAGAGCATAACATTCTATCTGCTGTGGTTGTTCCGTCTGGAGCTACTGAGTTATTAGCTGTTACTGTAGTGTTGTACTTAGTCCATGTGGTTTGATCGAATTGCTCGCTGTTATAAGCTCTATTAGCAACCAGTTTCTCCTGACCATATTCTAAATTAGCAACCTTTAATGTGTACTTCTTTGATGGTTGCATATTAAGTGAGTCTTGACTCATAGAAAATTTAGAGCCAGAAATAGATGTAAGGTGAGCTTTACCGTCATCTATAGCTGCATGATATTCAAAGTCAAATACAGACTCATCTTCAGTGTCTAATACGTTATCTGACAAAAGGTTAACATCACTTATTGAAGCTGGAATTTCTGTGTCTTTATTTACGAATAATTGAACGTCTCTACGCATTTAGTTGATTGAATTTATAGTATCAAAAGCAAAATCACATTTTACTGTATACTCTATTAGTTTTTCATTTATACTTGTCTTGAAATCTATACTACTGTCTGATATATTAACAGGTAAAACCTCACTATCTCTCTGTAGCCAAACATCCTGAGATAGCATTAACTGCTTAAATATCTCATTGTGACTCTCTGGATAGAATCCAGAACTTAGAGTTATAGATTGTTTACCAGATTTATATAAGTTTTTATACTGGTGATCCGCAGAACTGTAATTTCCAAATTCATTAAGTGTATTCCTTCTGAAAGAATCTTGCTCAGTCTTCATTGATTCTGTTGAATTCTTAAAGAACCATAGAGATTGCAATGCTCCAAACTTATTAGTAAAAGTAAGCTTCATGGGATTGTACTTACACTCTTTTATATAACTAACTTTTACTGTTTCTATTGAGCCGTCTATATTCTCTAGGTATATTTTGTCAGGTCCAGTTATACTGTGTTGATTAACAAACTCTTCTGCTGCTGAGTTGTAAAAGTATTCCTGACTTCCAAAGCCTCCGTCTCTTACTAAGTCCTTTAAGTTTATGCCTATATATCCAAATTTTCTAGTAATTATTGCGGCTGTAGAAAAAGTAATGTCATTGTTTATGCTATGTACACTTATAACTTCACCATCCTTCTCTTCTACAACCCTTACTGTTTCTGTAGCTGAGATTGCATAAGAAGAAGTACCTCCGTCTAAAGCTATTATGTGACTATTGCTTTGAGCTAAAGAGCCTTCGTTTTGAGGGTTAACTCCATCTTCAAAGTAACCATAACCATTGTAAGCTATTCCGAAATCTGGATCTAATGAATACAACTCACCTGACTTTGAGTAAAAAGGAAATATATCTATAAAAGGGTTCCAGTTAGCTTCAGTTCCACTTTTTGCTAATGATTCAGTAAAGAAAGACTTAGCAAATTCAGATATATTAAATAGTATTTCGGTTTGGTCTGATACACTAGCTACAGATCTTATCACATATGTAGGAGTAGATGGTCTATCCGTATACCTAGCTCCTTGATATGCGTATATATGTAACTCAGCACTGTCTATTGCATCTCCGTAAACTAGAGGTCTTACTTCGTAGAAATGCGGACTTCTAGCCATTATTTTCTTATCATAGTCGTATGTATTGTTATCTATGTCAGTTGATGTAGCTGTTACGCTTAAGGTACCTACTGATGAAATAAAAGCACTTGTTACATTTACATCTGCAAAAGTAACACTTACTGTAGATGTACTCACGCTTATAACTAAAGGTCCTAGCGATTTACTATTTGCGTTAGAAACCCTTAAAGCTTCAGCATAAGCTTCAGCAGCTTCAGTTCCAGTTGTACCTCCGTAGAATGTATTTGAGTCAGAAGATCCTTCTACAGCCGCAATAAGAGTAATTTCGTTTCCACTACCGTTTATAGTCAAACCGTTTCCAGCCGCTACTGATGCATTAAAACTAATTTGTAATTTTTTCATTTTATTTCTTTTTTATATCTTTATTAACGTCTTCGACTAATAATTCTAAAGTAGACTTAAGAGCATTTGTTATTTCACTATCTATATTATCTTCAATACCTCTAAACGACCTAGCTATAACTTTACTACCTTCAAATCCTTTTCTATTTATACTTCTAGCTATAGCGAATGCTGCTTTTTTGTATTTTAATTCTGTTAAACCTCCAGAACCTCTAGGTCTCATACCTTTATGCTTCATCCACTTTGATATACGAGACACCATAACTTGAGATGGTCCTTTAGTGCTAGCTTTCTTTCCTTCAGATACTGTAAGTAAATATCTATTAGCTGTAATCTCTACACCGTCCGATACTACCTTACTATTGATTGACCTAGCTAACTCCTTAGATGCTACATTACCGTCTCGTGAGAGGCGGTTTTTCAGCTCAGAAACGTAATGTTCTCCAATCTTTTTCAGAGCTGCTTCTATTTTCTTAAAGAAATCCATTAGCAGTCTTCTGATGTAGCTCCATCGTTAAGCTTTTTGATAGTAATATTGCATTCCCATCCAGCTATCTCGTTTTCAAACCTATCTTTAAATGGTGTAGCGGAGACGGACTCGCTTACTCTTGCAAAGCTATTGTCTACCAAGTCGAGTCTCCTAAGTCCATTAGTTAACTCTGTAAGCACCCTTAATTGTGTATTAAGTATATCTTGTGTGTTATCATTACCATAGAAGTCTTCAACACCTAAGTCTTCGTCTATATGGTCTACTATATCAGCAGCTACAACCACTATCTTATAGTCTATTGTGCGCTCTTCTATAACAGCTTCCTCTACCATTAAGTGTAGTAGTGGGAATGTATCATCTTTACTTAGGTTTACATCTGATAATTCACCAAAGGTAATCTTATTAGTGAAATCATTCCCTTCGGTCAGTGTTTTAAGTGTGTCTATTAATTGATAAAAGTTCATATTATTTTCTTTTCATTGATTGCTTCATTAATGTATTCTCTACTCTATTCTTGTCTTTCTCGTATTCTAGCATCATTAAGCACTTGTGAAGAGAGGTTTCTGTAACTTCATCAATCCTTCCAACATTTCCCTGTGCAAGCGTATGTATGCTTTGAAACCATCCCCATTTTCTTCCGAAGTTCCCTTGTATAGAGGATTGGTCATCTCCCCCTTCAGAATGTCCTCCTCCAAAGAGTCCAGAGTATACTTCTGTAATTTGATTCCTAAACGGTAAAAAAAAACCGTCGCCCCTAAAGCAACCGAAAGTGGCATATCTTTCATGACCTGTGAGTATTTATCAGATCCTTCGTACTTATCTATTAAGTAGTACTCTTTTTTACTATGATATACTGGTCTAAACAATACAGCCATTGCTTT